ACCGTGAAGGATTTCGTGACGGATTTCCGCTTCGAGCTTCGATCGGTATGCGTCTGCATCGTCGCGGCGATCTGATCCGCAAGAATGTTCTTTGACGATGCGCGTTTCCCGCCCGACACGAATCGAACCGCGCACGTGGAAGTATTTGCCGCGTTTCCTGATGGTGAGCATGTGGTCATCTTCTCTATTAGCTCGGCGTATTGACGCTCAGTGACGAAATACACACGGCGGCCCCGTCTGATCATGGACACACCATGGTGGGCAAACAAGCGTCGGACGCTCCGCTCGCGATCACGGCCAGTGTAGTGAAGCCTGTCGGCGACTGTCGCAAGCGTGAGTATTACACCACCGTCTCGAAACGTCAGATCCCACGGCATTAATCTGCACTCACGTGACCGTCAGTCATGGTGCCGGACGGTAGAAGGGCTGATTACGGATATCGAGTTGATCGCGGGCGGCCCTCCATTCCTCGGTACATTTCCCGCGATGAAGCCATATCGGGTTGGGCATCCCAACGTAGGTCTCCAAGACGTCGCCATCCTCGCCACACTGAGTGCATTTGTGATCGATCGCAGTGTCAGGCAGAACAACCGTCACAGCGTCACAATGCCCGTCACTATTGAGTTTTGACGTTTTTTGAAGTCCCACAAGCTTTTGCGGTGTGACGTTTTGCAAACCGTCACAACGGCCATGGTTATTGTGTTGTGACGCTGTGACGGTTTGAGGAGGGAGATGGCGATCAAAGACATCGTTGAAGGCGCTCCGGTAATACCCCTTGCCGGTGCTATCCCCTATCCGGATGGTTGCGGGAATAATTCCATGTTTGGCTAAAAGGCGTGCCAGTGCGTTTTGCGTGAGAGGCTTGCCGTTTTTCCATTCGGCCCAGGGGCGTCCTTCAATTTTGGTGAGGTGATCCACCAGGGTCGCAGAGAAAATGCGCTCAAGTGCGGTTTTCTTCGTATCGCTGTCCGGACAGCCATCAAAAACCCACCGAATGTCAGTCAATAATTTTTCGAGGATTGACTGTTCTGCTTTCGCTGCAACAGCTGCATCTGCAATTTTCCTCACTAGCTGCGGCCACTCTGCGCCGGCAAGGTTGGCAATAGCGAAGATCGGTCGCCAGTTATCGGCATCGCGGTTAAATAGGTTCCCAATATCAGGATCGGCATTGCGCAATTCGTAAGCGTGATCACGCGCAACTCTTGCAAACTTCCGTTGGAGATTGTGCAGAGCGGTGTTTGCCCGGTCTCCTCTGAAATTCTCCGTCTTTTCTCCCGGCTTTTTGCGCTTCATTCGGATTTCGATAGAGCGGCTAAGTAAGGTTGCCGGTGGTCGCTCGATCATGGCGACGGCAACGGGTGCAAATACATCAAATTCGCGAACGTCGTTTCCCTCGCCCTCACACCGCCACACGCATCCGCCCGCCGCGTATCCATCATTCAGAAGTGCCAATAATTGAGGATTCTCATGAATGTAATTGTCGGCCTCGTCTAAAAGGATGGTCGGGCGATGGCTTGAGATCACTCGAAACAGTGGTGCAATGTTCGCGTTCGTCATTATCACCGCCCGCGCGCTTGTACATTTCAGGATTCGCAGTAAGAGGGACTTCGCGCACTCTTTGTCCGCCGCAGTCACTGCTAATCGCGGAATGATCGCAAAGCAATCAAAGCAATGCGTCATAAATGACCACAGCGCCATTTCCTCCGCGCCGCCGTCCGGCATTATCAAATATCGGACATACTCTTTTGTCGTTTCCCTCAAGACTTCGGCTAGGCTCACCGACTCGTGCCACGGTTCGATCTCTGCGATAGATGGTTTACGCCCCTGGCCGTGTGTATCTTGCGGTCGGGTAGCCACAGCCTTCACTGCAGCGTCAAGAGCCGAAGGCCGCATCCCAAGTCGTTCGGCAGTCCCTTTCCGTTCGCGCTCGTATTGAACCAGCGGTGACCTCGCCGCACGTTGAACTTCAGCTTCGGCATCATGGTTCAGCGCGATTGCATCAAGAGCGTGATTCGCATGGTTGTTCGGAGGAAACACACCGTTAAAAATTGTTTCGATTGTGGTACTGTTATATTCGCGAAGGTGGCGATGTGCGCATTCGCTCATTTGTTGAATTGCATCTAACAAGTTGTTCTCGTCCTTGTCGGCAGCGTAGTAGTCCTTAATCGCGGTAAGAATGCGCGGCAGTGCGTCGATGCCGCGCCCAGCAGATGCTTCCCTCGCCAGTTCGACCTGCCAAGCTTCGACCGGCGAGAGCGCCTCGTCCGCGCTCATTGCCGCACCTTTTCAAGGATCCGCGCCCATATGCGCCACAGAAGCAGGACGAACGGATCCGCATTATTGCGCCGAAGAAAGAGCGCATCATACTCAGCGAGCCATCGCTCGAGCGTTGCGAACCCGGCTCCGCCCTTCCGGCTCTTTACTTCCGCGACCGCTAGCGCCTCATCGCGTCCGAACAAAGCGCCGCCTGTCGTTCGCCTCTTCTGTGCTGGTTCAGAAACTTTCCAATCATCGCGTTCAAAATTCATTGGTCCTCACAAAGGGTCATTGTTCCTTTCGGATTGCAAAATTTTTTACAAATCACGGACAGGGCGGAGCCATATGTTCAAATTGATTACCTCTGCTCTCCCGGGTGCCTCCGAGAGTTCGCTGAAAAACTCATGAAGCGTGAACTTGTGATTTCCCGGCTCGGCAATTGCTGTCACCAACTCTCGACCAAAAAACCAAAAGCAGGTGAGGTAAAATTGGCCTTCACCGAATATGGCTTTCTCTATGTCGGGACTGGTGGCCGGATTTCGCACTAGCAGGCGAAGCCGTCGAGCAATCTGTTCCAACTCACTTACAGAGCGCGTTTGGTCTAATTGCCATCCCAGCGCGAGGGGGTGTAGCAAGCAAGCAACGATCACTTCGCTTCTGGGGAAAGCTCTATAGGATCCGGGGCCGCGTCCCTCGGTGGCCTTGGTCGCCTGAATGATATGGCGCCGAATCCAAAACTTGACCGTGTGGGTGCTAGCGCCAGTGACTCTTTCGATGTCCGCGGCGGTGTAGATTTTAGTCGATGAAGTCGAAGGGGTCATTGATCCTTTGTATGACGCTCGCTACATAAATGTCAAGAAATAATCAGCCGTAATGAGATTAGTGGATAAAGGGACATTGACCCTTATGAGCGATAATGCTATTGTTCTTCTGATTTAGGAGGTCCGGATGACCCAGAAAAATGCGCGTTACCCGCGGTTTGTGCAGTTTCGGGCGCCTGACAGGCTCTTCGAGGCTATCGAGACAGCCGCGGAGCGGCGAATGATGACGATTTCCGAGTACACGAGGCAAACTCTGCTTAAGGGATTGAAGTCGGAAGGGGTAAGCGTTGAGGAACTCGGCGCTAAGGCCGCGTAGGCAATTCTTTTCAGGCAACAGTTCGGTCATTGCGTTTTCGTAGGCAGGCATTCCGGCACCCAGGAAAAAATTACACAGGAATTTCGCAGCTCCGAATTTTCGGGGCGACAGATTGCATTTGGACAGCTCAATGCCGCAACAAAAACCGGCCTATTGATCAGAGATTTAGGAAATAAAATATTATGCCTGCTGGGCGACCACGCGGTTCACCGAACAAAGACAAGCCGTTTCGTGATGCGCTGCGCATCGAAGCCGCGCTTGCCGAGCAAGGCAAAGATAGCCCCGCCCCCAAAGGATCGCTCCGTTACATCGCCAGACAACTTCTCAATCGCGCCGGCGAGGAAACCGCCGCGGCGCGCGAGATTGGCGATCGCCTCGACGACCGGCCAGCCCAGGCCATCGTTGGCGATGATCAATTTGATGCAATCAAGCACGTTCACGAAGTGAGGCGCACCATTGTTCGATCAGAGAACGGGTAAATTGCAGATCGGAACGGCCTCGGTATTTGAGCCGCTATTGCAGCCTGCGCGGTACAAGGGGGCGTGGGGCGGCCGCGGTAGCGGCAAATCGCATTTCTTTGCGGAACTCGTGGTTGACGAGCACATTAGTGGCCGCGGAATGCGAATGCTGTGTGTTCGCGAAGTGCTCAAAAGCCTCAAAGAGTCCGCCAAGCTGCTGATCGAGGATAAAATTCAGTCTTTGGGTGTGGGGCATCTGTTTGAGATCCAAAAGGACCGTATCAAGGACATTTACGGCGGTTTCATTATTTTCGAGGGCATGCAGGATCACAACGCGGAATCAATCAAATCATTTGAAGGATTCGATCGGTGCTGGGTTGAGGAAGCGCAAACGCTAAGCGAGCGCAGCTTGGCGCTGCTGCGCCCCACGATCCGCAAGGAAGAATCTGAAATTTGGTTCAGTTGGAATCCGCGGCTTGAAAAGGACGCGGTTGATAAGTTCCTGCGCAAGAACAGGCCGGACAACGCAATCGTCGTTCAGGCGAATTGGCGAGACAATCCGTGGTTTCCTGATGTTCTTGAAGCCGAGCGCCAACACGATCTGAAGATCTATCCAGAGCGCTACGACCACATTTGGGAGGGCAGCTATGCCAGGGCTTTCGAGGGCGCATATTTTGCCCGCCAGCTTAACGAGGCCAGGCAGCAGAGACGAATTGGATTTGTAGCGGCAGACCCAATTCTACCAATTCGTGCCTTCTTCGACATCGGCGGCTCTGGTGCCAAGGCCGATGCCATGGCCATTTGGATTGTCCAGTGGGTCGGAAACCAGATCAACGTGCTCGATTACATTGAGGGACAAGGCCAGGTCTTAGCGTATTACGTCAATGAGCTG